ATTGAAGGCATCCCACGCAAGTTCTGCGGGGGTCTTGCCCATCACCATAGAGCGGGGGTAGCCGTATCCGTAGCCGATGAGCATCGCTTACAGGAATGTATATCCGATGACCGAACCAACCGAAACCGTTACCGCCGTAATCTTCCCGCCATTCCTGCCGCAAATCACGATGCCTGCGGAAATGGATTTGGTTGAAAAGTTGTAAGCGGTCAGCAGGTTCTCGCTGCCTGTACCCGTGAGGGTGGTCATCGTTGCGGCAGAGTTCACGACGAGAAAGTCGTAGTTCTTACCCGTGGCGGCTGCACCTGAATCAATCAGTTCGCAAGTGCCGCCCTGTCCGAGCATTTGTTGAAGAATAGGTGTAGGCATTTTGTTTGGTTGCTTTAGGGTAAATGTAGGTTAGGTCGGAATTTCACAAACGGAGTGAGAGTACGGGATAGCAAACGATAGAGTAGCCACCCACCCCGCCGTTCGGTCATCTCGGCTCTCCACAAACCTCGTAAGGCTGACGCTGGTACTTAGCGTCCACTCTTGCGTTGGGTCGTTTGTAAGGCTTGAAATGAAGTCCTGTGCGATTTGCAGTTGGTCGCTCAAAACCTCGTCTTCGTTGTCTTGCCAGCCCAGCGTCGGACTGCCCGAAACCACGCCACCCATCGTGGCAATGGATTCCACTCGGTCGCTAAAATAGACACCCACAGTAAGGTTAAGGCTACCCAAATCCGTACTCGCTGACTGAACATCCGCGAATACCAAAGGATAGACGATTCGCTCACGGCTTGGGGTGCGAAGGTTGATGGTGTTGTCCGTTCCGATTGCAAGAGGGTCCCCCGTTCCGAAGGAGTTTACTTGCGGATGGGCATTTGCAAGCGCAAGGAGTGCTTGCTTGATTTTTATCCATGACATAGGCTTGGAGTTTCAAAATGTTTTTAGAATGTGCGCCCATGTTCAGCAGTTGTTGCAGTAGGGGTCATAGGGCCAAGGGCGGTCTAAGCCAGCACCACGGCGTAGGGTGCGGGCATCCAATGCCATCCCCGTGTTGTAGTTCGTGCCGTTGGGGTAGATGGTGTCCAAAGCCGATGGCGGGGAGTTGAAGAGCGGATAGTTGGCCTTCTGCTCCATCAAGTACCTGGTAATCCTTTCCGAATACCACTCGGCATCATTCTTCACTTTGTCGGTGAGGCGGGTGATTTCGTCCATGGACATTTGGGAACTTTCCTCGCTGGTACGGCGGACCATTCCCTTGTTCATGTACTTGAACGCAAGCACCATGGGTAACTCGTAGTACAACCATTGCACCATGGCGGGTTGGATGTAGTCCTCCAAGAGCGTCGTGTTCAATGCCGTGGTCGTGCCGCTCACCACCTGCCCGACCATTTCCGAGTACAGGGCCGACCCAACGATAGGCTGAATCCGCATCTCTTGGACCTTCACGATGGTGGGCCGAATTTGGGTAAAGGAAACATTCTCGTTGATTACCGAGTTGTCCAGCAGGGTTTGCTCGCTTATGAATAGTGCCTTCATGCTTTCGTGATTTTATTGCCTTTGCGGATGACGAGTTGCTGCTCCCAAATGTGTCTGCATTGAGGGCGATTCACTCCGCTGGCCGTGTGATACCAACCGCCACGGCGATTCCAAACGGAGTAGCCCATGATGTTGGAAATACCATTTATGTCGTCACGGGTGTAAACCTTGCCTTGGTCAGCGAGGTCCAGCATGACCTTGCAGAACTCACGGCTCGTGCTCTTGTCTTTGTTGCTGAACCCTGCGGCCCACGAATATTTGTACCTCACTTCAAGCACGGGTTCGGCCACTTCCTTGATGTTTTTGGGCAAGCCCTGCTCTGCGATTTGGTCCACCGCTCTTGCGATGGGGTAGCGGTCTTTGGTAATCAAGTACGCCACCCGCTTGGCGACCTTCGCTTTGCTGACCCCGAACTCCTTGGCCATTTCTTCCACCGATGCTTCACGGTTCTTCTTGCGGTACTTTTCAATTTTCTCGTCAAGTTTTTTTTCTTCCTCCCTAAGTTCAGCGAAGGCTTGACGCACCTGGTCGTCCAAGTCGGCATCAAACCGCATTGGCTTGGAGTGCATGACCACATAGTCGTCGGAACTGCTCCCAAACTTGCTTGCAACCACCTCCAAGACCTTAAATTCCTCGTCCCCCCATCCGTAATCCTCGGTGTCTTCTTCGCCCCACATAGGCTCGGAAAACGCCTGCTCTTGCACTCCGAGCAGGGTGTTCACTTCTTCGGGGGTCAACCCGAAACCAGCGGATAGCATCGTGCGGGCCATCTCCAGCGTGATTTTCTCCTGCGCATAGTGCCGAACGATACGCATGAGGTTTTGGTACTCACGGCCCGACAACTTCTTGATGTTGTCGTTGCCCATCATGGCGGGGGTTTGCGGTTGCTCGTCGGGTTGGGGATTGGGTCCAACCACATCCGAAGGCGTGCCAGCGGGGGTCATCAGCCCTTGGCCCTCTGCCTTCGCAGGAAGCGACACAAGCGCACGGATTTCATTGGGCGACATTGACTCCAGCACCTTGTTTGCAACGAGCGGAGAGAGGCTATTAATGGCCGTGATGACATCCTGCACGCTGCTCTCGGTCTTGACTTCAATGGCAGGCAGTCCCGCCTTCTCTCGGAGTTCGGTGGGTGTCATTGCTTGAATCATTGCGTTCTCGCTTAACTGCTCCGTGATGGGCTCCACAGGAATCAGTTCCATCCCTTCCACGCCGTTGAACGAACCCAAGTAGTTAATCATCCGCTCCACCTTCCGCACTCGGTCGTTCACATAGGTCGCTTTGAATAGTTCGTACGCTTCCACCAGTTCCTGCCGCCCTCCCAGTTGGCCTTCGGTCTTCACCCCGAATAGCATCGGGTTCACGACCCTGTGACTGATGAAGATTTCCGACTGGATGGCTTTGTTCAAAATCTCGAACTGCTTATCCATGTCCGATGGCGTGAGCGGTTCAAGCGTCGGGGCTTTGCTGACATCATCATTAAAAGTCACAACGAATCGTCCAGCGTTATCCGTCCCGCTGAACTTGCGCTTGATTTGACGCTCAATGTCGCCCTGTTCTTCGGGGGTCGGGATGCCGTTATTGAAGTTGATTAAATACCCGCCCCAAAAGTTGTTCCGCAGGTTGTTGTTGTGAAAGTTCGCCACCTGCACATCGGCTTCAATCCACGCCAATCCTCCCATGTATTCGGGGAGCGGATAGGACTTCACGCCTGCGGCGTACACCCTGTAATAGAACAGTTGCTTGCCGATACGGTTATCTGCATCAAAGGCGGGGATTTTCTCTACATCGCCGATTTTGGGGTAGAGTTGGACCATTGCATCGTCGTACCAATCGGCCACCTGAAACATCCGCTCGTCTTTGTCAACTCGGATTTTTTCAAAGGGAATGTGTTCCATCTTCGCAATGGTTCCCATCTTGTTCCAAGTCACGGCAACCGCAAAACCGTTGAATAGTTCAAGGTCCAAGACGAGTTTTTCCGTGATGTCGTTGAGGTCGTCATGCTCGCTCAAACCATCAAAGAACTTGGCGTAGCGGGCCTGCTGCTCAACCGTCATCTTTTCGCCAGGCTGCCATCCGCCACCCACGATGTAGTTCACTTTGCCGTTGACAATAGCGTTGTGCTTGCTGCTCCTGCGGTAGTTGTCCAGCAGGTAATAGGGGTACTCATTGAACGCCCCGTAGGTGATGTACTTGCCCGCTTTGTTTTCAAGCATGACGGGGACTTTATGCTCAATCCCAAGCCATTGGGTGAATGATTGCTTTATACTCATAGCGTGTGTACGGTAAAGTTGAGGGCCGAAATCGTGATAGCACCGCCATCGCTCACGGCGTTGATGTAGATAGTGAACTCGTCATTGACTGCACCTTGCAGGATGGCTTCAAGCGTGACCGCATGGCCGTTGTTGTGGCCCGTGGTGATGTCAGTCATTGACTGCGGAATGATGGTTCCGTTCTTGGCGATATAGATGATTATTTGGTTGCCGTTGCCTTGCGAGAATACCATGCTTGCCGACACCCGCAATGCTGCACTTGTCGTCCCTGTGTAGGTGATGGCGGTGGTTGTGCGGGTAAAGTTGTAGGCAGTCAGCAGTCCCGATTTCAGCGGGGTTGTTAACTTGACCGCCTGCCCTTGGGTCGGGGTGAAGTTCTTGGATTCGTCAAGGTAAAGGTTCGCCACGCCCCGCTCTCGGTCAAGGGTTGCGGTATCGGCGAGGTCGTCGAATAGTCCACCCACACGGGCGGCGGTGTTCGCTCCTGCAGCGGTTTCGGATGTGATAGTTGCGGCACTCGTCTGCAACTGGGTTCTCGTTTGTACGCTCATGCGAAAGAGGGGTCAAAGGTGGAATCAAACACTCGCTCATCGGATGCCCCGAAGACGGTGTACTGGATGGAATTGGCGAAGGTATTGAATGTGAGGCTGACTACCTGTACATACGCCAAGCCCGTTTCAACCACCGCAACGGCTGCACCAACCGTGCTACTGGTATCGTAAACTTCATAACGATACGACCCCGTTTCAAGAGAGCCGACAACGATGGAAAACTTGTCATAGCGTTCGGTGTAGTTGGAAAGGTTGGCCGATTTCAGCAGGGTGAAGTCGGTGGTGGAGTTCTTGGCGATGTTGGTCAGCCGCAAGATGTAACGGTCCCCCGATGAGGCCCGCTGCGTCCAAGTGACGACGATGGTGTTGGTAGAATTGGGGGATAGGTAAATCACGCTATCCCTAAATGTAGGATGCGCCCGAATTTCACAAT